CCAACAGTCCTACTACTATCTTTATTTCGTAGAACTTCATTCTGCTCATGAAAGGCTTTCGCTGCTTTTCGCATTTCTTCAAATTCAGCACAGACATCCGGTAACCCACGGCCACACTTGGTGCAGTTGTGCGTCTGGTAGGAGTAGTGCTCACAGTTATCTACTAGGGTTGGCTTCATTAGCCGTCAGTCCTTTTGAACTCGTTGATGTAAGTTTCGACATCATCCAGTATTCCAATATAAACACCATGATGAAACGCTATGGCTTCAGTCTCAGGTAGTTCACTGGCTCGTATGAATGTCCGTATGTCCCCGTAACACATGAACTCTTTTGGTTTGATGTTATGCTTACGGAGGAAGTCATACAGTTTGTCGATGCTATTGTTTGTCGGGTTACCAACGATAGCCCAACCTATGTCTAGCGTGTTTTGCATGGTTGCTAGATGTTCTCATCATGTTTGAGGGTGGAGCAGGGAACGAAGTAGACAATGTTGCCCTTAGTAACCTGACAGTATGCTGGCTGCTTCTTGTTTGACTTGTAGTAGGTGCCGTTCGTGTCGATCTGCCCAATAGCGTCATAGGCAGTGCTACAGCCTGTAATCAGCATCATGAGCGAGAAGAACACCAAGAACAGCATGAAGTCGCTGCGGGTCATAGGGACGAAGTTCCTTCTCATTTGGTTAAGGCTTTCCATGACTTCGGAAACAAAGGCTCAATAGCTTCACCAATAAGGAAAGCTATCTGCTGCGTTTCGAGTTGTGTGTGACTGTCGGTGCGGAGGTTATACATACGGCTCCAAGCGAACAGAGAGCCGGTCCAAATCCACTCGGTATACATAGCCTGCGGCAACACCATGCGGGCTTGCTCAGGGCATACTCCGAGCTTCAGCAAACCAAGGTAACACTCCTTCGCTGCTTCATAGAGTTCAACTGGTAGATGCACACAGCCACTATCAGTCTCCATGTCCAGCATAGGCGAGAGATACACTTGGTCTTCGCTCGACCCTTGCTTAATGTTCTCCGCTCGCTTCCTCCAGTAGTCGGGAATGAAGAACTCAGGAGCTTCGTCCACATACCTGCGGCTAACTTCATTGACGGCGAATCCTACGACGCTTTTATGCAACTGTCTGGCCACGAAGAGCGGCGTCTTGACTCGGAGACTTACTGAGGTGTGAGCAAATGGACTCCAGTGGTTATGTTCAGCCAGATATGAGATGAGCTTGGCGTTCTCTTGGTCACTGTATTTGTCGTGGTGTTTACTGAAGCTGACGCGGGCTGCATCTACTACTGAGTTGTCTGAACCCATGTAGTCTATTAGTTCAACTTTCATTCGGGTCCATCTCATATGATATTAGGTTTGCGATAATGATGTTCCGTCTGCTTTCGAGAGCCTCATATTCAATACCAATGAGGTTGTCCCAAAGAAGAATGCCGGTAACAAGATTGTTTCCAACCTTAAAACTTTCCTTTCCTCCACCAATGTAGCAGACATCTACCCATGTCTTTTCCCATGGTGTGTCATTGGCCATCGTGTTCATCCAGTGTTATCCTAACTTCCATGATTTCATCTGCTTTCTTTGCGTAAGCTATTCGTTTGGCCGCAGCCCTGTATCGGAATAGCTCTGCTTTCTCGAAGGACACTAGCGCCCTGTGCATATGGCGTGGGCCGACAAACTGCTCACCCACACGCACCACGAAGGCTTTACGGCTCTTCATGGGAACGCAGTTCCTGCTCAGTGTCTGCCTCGTGTTCTAGGGGTGCGTCAGTCCACGTATCGTCGCTGATGGACTCGCCAATCTTTTCGAGCCACGTTAGTCCCTTGACTGTTGGTCGCCAGTCACGAGAGAAAACATTACCGTAGACTTTGGTAGAAATGTATCCAATAGACGCTGCCATAGCGATGTATTCGGCGTTGGCTCTGGCGAAGTCTGATTGAACGCTGTAGGACCGTTTGTATGCTTCGAGAACTGTCTCTAGTAAGTGCTTGTCAATGGTCGAAGAGCGCATGGTGTCCTTCGAGTATGATGAGGTTAATGATGGAAGCTATGGCCATCATCAAGAACAAGTAGATCGCCAATTCGATGGCTTCTCCTATCTTCAATGAGTTTCACTCCAGTTGTTTCCGATTGAGTAGTTGCTGTCTAAGGGAACCGTAAAATCGAAAGGTTCTCCTGCTTTCTTAGCACAATGAACAAGTGTATCACCCACAGCCTCTGCATACTCAGCTTTACACGCCACTTGGATTTCATCATGAATCCACCCAACGATTACGAAGTCACCTTCGTATCCGTGAGTGTATTCGCTGTTTGTCATGTAGTCGTAGAACGAGAGCAGCCACTGCTTACACAAGATAGCGCCAGCACCCTGTAACAACGTGTTCAGAGCAGCATGTGTTGACCTTATGTGCAGACGGCGACCGTCGAGACCCTTGATCCAACCTTTGGAACAGGAAGCATCCACGGCTGCTTTGAGTTTACTGTAGGCTGGCATACCGGACATGAACTTGTGTTTCAGTCGGTTGCCTTCCTTTTCGGTGCCGTTGACTATCTGACCTATGCGAAGTGAACCCGCACCGTAGAGAAGGGCGTAAATGAAAGTCTTCGCTTGGTCTCTGGTGTCCAAGCCCGCTGTAAGCTGATTGTGTGTATGCACATCACCTTCAGTAACAATCTTGGCGTATTCACCTTTGTCGAATGCTGCTAGGTAATGAGCAAACGTTCGTAGCTCCAGTCCCGCCATGTCAGCACCCACGAGCTTCCAACCTTCTGGAACTGTGAAACAAGCACGACACTCTTTACCGTAGACTGCCCTGTTGGCAGGAACTTGGCTAACATTTGGAGAGTGATGCGTTGCTCGTCCTGTGACTGTTCCACCCGGATTGACGGTTCCGTGGATACGCCCGTCTGCTTCAACCAATCTAAGCCAGCCGTTACTTCCGTCACTAATTTGGCCAAGGCGCTTCTGGATAAGGAGATACTCGACAAGGAGTTCTGCTTCAGGTTGCCGTATGCGTCCAAGGACACTTTCATCCAGCTTTGCTCGTCCAGAGTCGGTGTATTCTGTTGGCTCCCATCCAGCTTCTTTGAGCTTTTTCTCAATATGAACTCTCGATCCGGGGTTGAACACCACCGTCTTGTATTTGGTTACTGGAACATCTTTCAGATACCCGAGTTTCTTGTTGTCCCTCTTCGGTATCAGAACTTTGTCCACTTCCTCCCACTGACCGAACTTCTCGACCAACTGTTTTTCCAGTTGATCCTTCCGTTCCACTAGTTTCACATAGAGTTCCTGAGCGGCCTTCTTGTCGAACGTCCAGCCCTCCTCGTGCATCAGATGACAAATGGCTGCTATCTGATGCTCTAAGTCTAAAGGGACTGGGGGGTAATCCCACGGTCTGAGGAACGTCAGGAGTCGGTAGGTTGTCTTAACGTCTTGGCGACAGTAGCTTTCCATTTCTTCGGACCAAGCGTCCCATCCTCCGCTGTAGTCATCTTTGGGTTCTCCAAGTCGTAGACCCCATGCTCGTAGCGAATGGCTTCCGATAAGTTTTTTGTCCCAGTCGATCCGCTTAAAGTCATCTTCTTTAATGTTAGGATGAAGAAGACGAGCCACCACCAAAGTATCAATAAGCCGAGAACCGGGTCGAGGGTTCCACCCGTAGAGTTTCCTGAGTAGCGGGATGTCGTAGGTGGAACCGTTGTGGGCGACGAGGACATCTGCGTCGTAGAGTTCTTCAAGTCCTCGCTCAATGTCTTCAGGTCCATAGGACCATACGTCACCTGTAGTAGCGTCACAGATTGCAATACAATGAACCTTGGTAGCCTGTTTGAGTAGTCCGTTTGCTTCTAAGTCGAATACGAGAGTTTTACAGTGGTCCTTCATTCAGTCTCCCTGTTGCTTTGTCCCACAGTAGCTTAGTGTCATCACCTGTTTCTCCTGAGTATCTGTTCTTCAGAATACGCACAGTTGTAATGTCCTTGTTGTCACCTTGTTGGTTGCGTTCGAGGCCAAGAACCATATCACTGAGTTGTCCAATGGCTGCTGATCCACGTAATTGTGAAAGACTAGTAGTTGCGCCATCCTCATGACCTTTACCTTCTGGTCGTCGTAGATGTGAGACCACAATCAGGCCAATTCCAGTTTCTTGAACTAGTGTTCTGAGTAGTGTCATTGCGCGGTCTATGAGCTTTCTCTCATCAGTTCCTCCATCCATAGAACTTACAACTATGGATAAATGATCCAACACAATCCACCTACATCCAAGTGCTTTACTCATGTAGCGCACCTTGTTGAGTAGATTGTCTACGTCTGTTGATCCGAAGTGGTCATATAGAAACAAGCGCCCACAACCGACTGTGGAAGTGAACGCTTTACGCATATCTTCTTCGGTGACGCCGTGTTTATCGAGATGCAGCGGTTTGTTCATGGCCAGACCCATTAGACCAAGAGCAGTGCGTGTCGTGGACTCTTCGAGCATGAGCATACCCACAGTCTCACCCATGTTGAGTAAGTTGTAAGCAATCTCTCGAACGAATAGGGACTTTCCGATACCTGTGCCAGCAGTTATGGTTACAAGTTCACCCTTGCGTAGACCGTGGGTAGCTATATTCAACACAGGCCAAGGATAGGAAACACTCTCGACCTCTTTAGTAGACAGGATTGTTTCCCAAAGCTCCTTACCGTCCACAATGCCATCTGGACGCCACTCAGCAGCATCCCAGAAGGCCCGTGTGATAGGAGCCTTGCCGTCATTCACCAAGACTTCATTGGCGTCCTTACGCTGAAGACGCATTGTGTAGACTTTGCCAACAGGCAGCATCTCAGCCACCTGTTGCATCGCCTTCTGTCCCGGTTCGTCCTGATCGAAGCAGAGGACAATCTTCTCGAAACCACAGAGCCACTCGTAAGCTTTGGTTATGGCTTTGACTGCACTCTGAGCACCGTCAGGCAGACTGACGACAGCGTAGTTCTTGTCATCAAATGCCGCAGCGACACTGAGACAGTCTATTTCTCCTTCGGTGATGACGACAGATTTACCGGAGGTCCATAAATGCTGACCCCAGAGAGGAAGGCATGAGCCTCTTTCTCCCACCCACGCAAAGTGCTTGTTGGGTTTGCGTAGTTTCTGAGCAACAACGCTGCCTCTAGCGTCGTAATAGTTAGCAATGTGACAGGATTCACCACTTGCATCTGTGCCTGTTGTGTAGCCGAACTTTCGGCAAGTACTTTCTCGTATGCTTCTTTTAGGTAAGTCGGAGAAAGTTCCTTGTAGAAGTTTGCTATGTCGCTCCAATAGTTTCCCATTGTCCACTTGATCCTCATGATCTGAGGAACCTCCGTAAGCATTACACACGAAACAATATGTCGTGCCATCGTCATACAGAGAGTTGCCGTCAGATGACCCGCAGTTGTCACAGGCGATATGCTTTACGAAGGTTCCCAATTTTAGTTCCTATTAGTTCTTGTTAGTTCTTGTTAGTTTCGCGGTGCGCCATCAGCCTCTCGTGTGATGCACACGTTTGACCACATGGCTGCATCTCGAATTAGGCGAATGACATGGTCTTTGTCTTGACCTTCAGGTAGCTTGTAATCCAAGAGCTTTACGAAAATTTCGAAGTCTCCACGCACAAGCTGCATCTGTTCCATCTGATCTGTAGTTGGCGTCAGATACTGAAAGGTTGAATGGTGTAAGCCCATATCAGTTGCTCTTGCTTACGTTATTGATGTTAGACCACCAGTAGTTCTTGGCGCTCATGACAGCATTCGGGTCATCACCCATACCGTTGTGACCGTCATACCAGTTGTTCCACTTGACGAGGACACGAGGGCCAACAGGGCTGCTGGTGACCATTACGACCTTTCCCTTCATGTTGATAAGAGAGATACCAGTGCGTCCACCGTGACCCTGCGGCTGCTCATGGTCATTGGGCGTCGTCTCGCCTTCACCACGACCGTGATAGAAGACTGTATCGCCAGCGTTGATCTCTTCGGCTGCTACAGCCTTATCCACCTGCTCATCCCAATAGTCAGAAGCAGCCTGATTGATTTCAGACTGGTCCTCGTCTTCATCATCAAGCCCAAAAAGTTCCGAGGTGAACTCAGGGCGTGACCATGTGTCATCATCAGTGGTGGAGTCGTAGTCTTTGGTGAACAACCAGCCACCATCGACCGGCTTCACGCCAACATAAACAAACCCACAAGCACGAAGGTATTCAGCGAACGTAGAGAGCATTCGCGGCAAGTAATCTGCATCTTCGTCTTGCAGGCTGAAGTTGATGTGGCGTCCATACCCGGAGTAAATGAAGTTTGCTTCGCCCTTATCGTCAAAGTTACTCATTACGCAGCCACCTCATAGCGAGCGTAGTGATGACCAGAAGCATCTGCCTTCATCACGGTGTTGATCTGAATGCCAATCTTGCGAAGCTCATGGATGCTGGCGGCTAACCGATAGATGCCGTAGACATGGAGAGCTTCGAGAGGGCTGATGGATTTACGCTTGGTCAGATGGTTTAAGACCTTGCGAGCTTGAGGCTTCAGTTTCAGAAGCTTCATGATATTCATTTCGTTGGTGCCTTTAGTTCCGTTAGCCATGATTGTGGTATTGTTCCTTTGTCTGAATACGGAAATCCGTGCGTCTCAGCCCACTGAGCGACAGTGGTCTTGGAGCCGGGATAGATTTTCGTTTTGTGTGCGGATTGGAAAACGAAGCGCAGGTCTAGATCAGGATACTGCTGCTTCAGGAGGATATACTTCTGGCGTTCATCAGCATCGCTGCGGTGCTTGTGTCCGAAGCGGCCTTTGGCTTCCAGTAGGATGAGCTTGTTGTCACCAATCTTGATAGCAAAGTCAGTGACGTATTTAGCTTCTCGTGCTGGAACCGTATAAGGTATCTTCACAGTTTCATAAGTGAAGTCGATACCTTCGGTTTCTAGTTGCTTGGCTACTTTCTCTTCAAGTTTTGAACGATACTTTGCCCGCAGAAGTATGGGGTTGATGTCGGAAGAGCGAAGCTCTGGCTTCTTAGAGGTCGAGCGCACTCACTTCGGTCTCCTGAGAGAAGCTCGGAGCACTGTCGTCAGCCTCGTAACCGTCGTCGATCTGATCGAAACCAGAGAAGCCACCGCCGCCTTCAGCAAGCTTAATGACTTGCACCTGCTTCAAACGCAGCTTGATGCCTTCCTTCTTCTGAACCTCATACTTGTAGGCTTCAGCGATGGCTCGGACCTCAGAGCCGCCACCAACCTTCGTGTTAGCCGACAGCGCCTTATTCTTGCTGTCGAACACCGCAGGCTGATACTTGGAGCTTGTGCGGATCAGATACATGCCTTCATTCTTTTCATCAGCGACAATCGGAATGTGAGGCGTCTTGGATTTGAACTCTTCGTTCTTCAGCGTTTCGAGAAGCATCGCCTTGAATGTCTCAGCGGTCTTCTTGTCCACACGGATAGCAATTTTGAAACCGCCATACTCTTTGTCCTCTTCAAACAGGAAGGGCATGACAGCAGTTCCGATAGGCGTAGTAATAAAGTGCTTGCTCATAATTGTCCTTGTTAGTGTGCAATATAAAGTCCTGCGCTGTGAGCCTTGGTTACAAGGTTAACAGGCACAGGCATGTCCATGTCCAACAGAAAGCCTGCTGCGATGCAGGCGTCCTGTGGCGTCATCTCATCAAAAGGAGGAAGTTGGTCGTAGATTGCTTCCATCTCCTCCTGCGTTAGCGGTGCGTCATCTTCGTCATCATTAGGCGAAGGAATATTCGGCATGGTTTACTTCCTCTATTTGGAGTGAGCCTTTGCTAGGCATTTCTGGTAACCGATACCCATGGGCATCCAAAACAGCGCAATTCTCCTGATGTATTTGCTTCAAAGGGTCATTCTCGACATACAGTTCAACAAAGGTCTCCTTTATCAGTTTCCTGAAACATGCTGCTTCATTCGGTAAGCACCCAAAGCTATCGTGAACCAAAGCAACATTGCTGATGCCTTGTTTCTTGGCCTCAAGAACCACCATCATAAGATGACAAGCGTCGTATGAATGAACAAAGCTAGGGGCCACCGCCAGAGTTGCACGGTGCTTATCCATCCCACCTACTTCAGTTGCTGTCCTTGGGTTTATGCGAATCTTTACCCCGTTGTCATGCAGGAACAGATCAACACAATGTGTTTCCACATTGGGACAGCGCAACATCACAGGAAGCCCAAGAGGTGTTGTCCATGTTACCGGACGACCCTCATGTGACATCACGCGCGCTATGTCTTGAAGATACTTCATGACCACCGCAGGACGCTTCACCGTCTCCACAATGGACTTGTAGGTCACTTCAGACAGATAGCGGGCTGCGGCGAAACCACCATCTTCACCAAACGGATGCTGTTCAAGTTCACCAGAGAGAACCTGAAGCTGCAAAGGACGCATGGTGTCTTCTAAGATTTGGTCTTGCATACCAGCGCGCTTACTTGAGTAGCTGTAAGTCATCACATTCCGCTTCACTAGCGAACGGTTGACGCCATAGTCCAAAAGCTTGCGCGCTAGATCAGCAACTCGCGCTGTGTTGATGACCTCCTTCTCCTTATTGCGAAACTCAAGAACACGGTCAGACGTTAGATCAGCGGTGACTTTGGCTTTCACCAAGTCAGCCACAGTCTGGTAGATGTCTGAAGGTTTCTTGAGAGGCACAAGTGAAACAAGTTTCGCTGTGTCCTCACACCGCGACATACTGCTTAAGTGCTGAAGACCTGAACATGCGCCATCGAAACTCGTTGGTAGATGCACAGGCTTACCATCAAGCGCATCTTTCAGCGCCATACAACCGGCGACGAACATGAACGTCTTGTCAGCCTCAAGCCACCATAAGTCAGCGAGAGGATCGGCGGCAGTCGCCATGATACGCTCAAGGTTGTCGTCAACCCACCACACACGTTCATCAAAGGGTGCCTTGGAGATTTTGTTGAAGTCTCCGACATTGGCCAGATGGACCTTGAGCCAATAGAGACCTTCAGCATCTACAAGCTGACCTTCAGCGAACTGAAACATCGCACGGATGTGTGGCTGTCTCTGGAACTGAAAGTGCGGGACGCCATACACACGGCCACGATAGTCAATGTTATGGGGTATCCAGAACTTTGAGCCTTCGAGATACTCAGCCGTTGCGAAGTCACGAGACAGGATGATGCGTTCACCAATGTAGCCACGGTTGACTGTGGCGACCTCATTGGCCTTGCGGCGCCATGCGTATCTCTGGTCCTTGGTCATGTCCTCCCAAGCTTGAGGCTTCTCAGGGGCTGGAAGGTCACGCTGCTGTGGCAGACCGGGGACAAGGATGTTGTGGGCGTAGCAATGCTTCACCAAGTCGAGGATGGGCTTGTTAATGGCCCACAGGACGCCTTGGATAGCGTTGAGCGCCTCTAGGACGGGCTTGGCCTGTCCATTGCGAATAGCCCTATCCACGTGCGCCTTAACGGGCTTCTGGAACGATCTGACCAATGGGTAGGGCAGAGGAACGCCATCAGGTGTGGGGATGTGGAGAGTGCTCTCGTCCCACACAAGCGGCTCCGAGGTCATGGGGACGCCAACGAGACGCCGCAGGACCAGATCAGAGCTAATGTCCTCTAGATGACTAAGGGCTTCAGGCGTCAGGTCGAGGCGCTGGTCCTCGTTCAGACAGAACGCTGGTCCCTCCAGAATGACCTCCAGCATGAGCTTACCGGCGCAGATACGCTCCGGGTCAGCCCATGGTTCATAGGAGAAGTTTTTAAGCTTACGTGCATAGCTTCTTAGGGCTATACGCCTATGCTTCAAGGAACCATTCCTATACTTGACCATGGCCTCAAGGCGCTTGGCCTCCTCTTCGTTCCACAAAGACAAGGCTCGCCCATAGCACTCCATGTATACGGCAGTGCCAATGGCTCTAAGAGTGTTTGCTAAGGTATTGTTATCAGAGAATAAACTAGTTATGGCCGCATTGAGGCTAAGGGCTGTTAGCGTTTCTATAGGTAGCTCAAGCATAGCCTTAGTAGTTTTCTTATAGCCTTTCTTGGAGCGCAAAGTCTCCACACAAGAGGAAAACAAACCTATATACTGCGGGTAGTAGACATCAGTCAGCGTCAAGCCTTCTTCGGTGTCTCCAAATCCCAACCTACTGATAGTTTTTGATCTTTTGTGGTCAGTGTTTCTAAGGGTTGTGTCTAGAGCGTCCATTTGTGTCTCTCGGCGTATATGCTATAGGCTGGGTTAGAACGAAATTCCTACTCCAACCCCTTGTTTATGTGTGTATTCGGGAACTATTGCCCATGTCCAGTAAACATGCTGCACATGTATAACTATTTACTCCGTACTTCAAGTCAGATGGGCAACTAACTGCCGTTTGTTCTCGGTTTGTTGCTCTTAGCCCGCTTGACGGAAGCTTTTGGCTTCTCTACAGGTTCCGCCCCATGTGGGGGAATGTCCCGAGCGGCAAAGGGGGCGGACTGTAAATCCAAAGCAGCCGCTGGTTTCCCTGATTTTCCGCTAGTTTCCCCGCGCATATCGGACAGATTACTCCGCGCATTACCACGCAGCATCATGGACCTTGTGGCCTCTCGAAGCGCATCGCGAGTCGGGTGAGCATACTTACGGGTCGTGTCTAGATTCCTATGGCCAAGCAGATCGGCAACCACAAGAGTTGGGGTGCCTGAAGCGGTCAGGATGGTCGCTGCGGTATGTCTGAGGACATGCGGCGTCACCTTGTCCTTGGTGCCGAGAGCCTCTGTGGCCCTGTGACAGGCGCGAAGCAGCAGGTCGTAATCAGGGAGCTTGTCAGCCACGAGCTTGGCCAATCGCTCTCCTAGTTCGCGAGGGATGGGTATGGTCCGCCCTTCGCCTGACTTCGAGTCGTCGAGCACAATTAGGGCGTCTTCATCCTCAAGCTCGACATTGTGAGGACGCAGGGACATTAGCTCCCCAGCCCGCATCCCGGTGACTAGCAGCACTTCCAGACACAGGGCTGTCGAGGGTCTCTCGTGGCCATATAGGTAGTCGAGGAACTTCGGTATCTCAGAGTTCCTCAGATACGCGATGCGCCCCTCGTCCTCATGGAGGCGCGGGATGTAGGGCATTGAGAGGAGAATGTCGTTGCGCCAAGCCCACCGAAGAGCCTTCGACACACACGCGAGGTGCCTGTTGATGGTCTTGTTGGTGAGACCCTGTGCGCGAAGGCGTTGTGCCAGCTTCTCTAGTAGTGCGACACGCACTTCCGTGATGGATGTCTGGGGGCCAAGGATGGCGAGACATCTCCTCCAGCGTTTGTAGGCATACTCACCGTCCTTCTGGCCATCCCACAGCCTCCGACACGCATCCTCGTCTAGATGCCCAAGGGTATACTTTTGGACACGACTAGAGTCCGGTTTTTGTCCGGTGAGCTTCAACTCAAGCTCGATACGCTTCGCGTGTTTAAAGGTATCAGTGGTCGCGTGGTGACGCTCACCCTTAATCGTAACCTCAACACACCACTTACCGTTGAGTGTCCCGTCTTTGTGTTTGTCTGGGAATACACTCATGCTTCAAGTTCCTGATGTATTTTCTTGAGAAGCTGCGCTCCTTTGGATGTCACATAGTAATGAGTCTTGCGCGAGTCGATAGGATCATCACACTGCTCAACAAACCCATAGACTTTATCATCTCTCGTGCGAGGGCGCTCACCTAAGATGCCCAATGTGCGCGAGGTGTTGTCTTTGCTAATCTCAACACGTTGTGCATACTCAGTGGTGCCGAGACCCTGCTTCACGGCAACCTGTAGAAGGGTTTCCATGTAGGATACAGGAAACCGTTCTGACAGTTGCTTGAACTGCGCGAGAGCGCGGATCATCGCCTTGAAGCTTTTTAGCTCTTCAGGGCTGAAAGTAATCTTCTGCTTCACACTGCACTCCGTAACTAGACACAGGAAATTTGTGCCTCCTGTGACTCAAGAATGGTTGCCAATGTGTCATTGTTACTATCCGGTATCAATTGGATCAATACCTTAACCTCGACGTAACGCAGACCATTAGCCATGACTACCTGTTGCGCGGGGGCGCTAATGGCAACAAGGACACTCGTCTCAATGCCATCAACCATCCTGTCGCCAATCAAATAGCCATCCGACAACTTGTGTATAACGCTGTTTTCAGGCGGTTTACCCATCTTTACCTCACTGCCGGGATTGATACCGTTATTTTCGTTCCCCTCAAAAACGCGAGGGTTGAAACGCTTACTGTAACCTGAGAACATACCCGGAACAATAACATTTTCTGTGGCAGTAATCTCCCTGTCTTTAGAAGGCTCTAGGAAGCCCTCTGGTGCGTTTTGCTGCCCATGGCTACCCATATAGCGCGCGAGGGAGTCATGCCGCTCTACGGGCTTCTCTGGGCTTTGTTGGGCCATCTGGTTGTTTGGGATTGCTACGCGTTTCATTGGACACACCTCTTCATTGAAGAAAGGATTATGTCATCGCGTAACAATAAGAAGGTGGCTGCGTCGCCAAGCCTTGTCAACCAGTTTTTACGTTACGGCTGTTAATAGCTGGTAGCCCTCCCCGGAAATGTGAGTTTCGGCCTTTACAAACGTATAAAACGCGAGGGGCGGATCATTACGTGTGTGCATCGCGCGAGGCGCAGGCTCTACTAAGAACAAGTCACCTACAGTCTCATAGGCAAAGCAACGGTCACACGTAGCTAGGTCTTCAGGACCAAGGCCAAAGGTGTCTCCTGTGGTCAGGTAGTTCTTGAAGCGCAAGGGCGCGATGGCGTGAGTGAGTATTGTCATTAGCCCACCCCCAATTCTGTCTTTATGTAGTTCCTATACATTTTTGCAGCTTTGATGACTTCACGAATGGTTTTGTATTTGTATCCCAGAAGATTAGACATAAAGACTTGGTATTCATGAACAGCATCATCCAAGGATAATTCGATATGTCCTTGGCGTTCATCTAATGCGTCTATAATGTCCAGTTTGTCTTTGACTTCACGCAAGAGTATATGGATGCCTTTATTGGCCTCCTGTCTCTTGCTCTTGTCCTTGTAGATGTCGATGCTTTTCATATTGCGAAAGCCTTAAGTTGCTCAGGGGTCCAAAGGGTGCGAGGGGCTTTGCGCGAGACCCACAAACATTCACGCGACCATGCGTCCCTGTTGCGTAAGGCCCACATGGCGGCTGCCACACGCTCATGGTCGCGAGGCGACGATTGGCGCGAGGGGTGGAGTAGGGCTTTGATG